TTATGAGGTTGGCTCTGGTAGGTACATTCCTGATGGTTCAAGTAGAGCTATCACGAGAAATGTACTCAGAAGCTCTAAATTAAATGCCGGTCCTTACTATATATATGGTAGTGGGGCTGGAAACCACGCTGGTCAAGAGGGGTATTTTCATCCTGTTTGGCTAACTAGATCTGCGGCTATAAGTGGCGTAGGTGTTAATGACGGTCCTTTCACAGGTGTTCATGAACACACGTTTTCTGGTGTTCCTGGTGTTACCTTTTATATGCCGTCTGAACACATGGGTCATGCTCAAAGCTGGCACGCTGGCGTTAGTGGTTCAAATTACAACGATCTCTCTAAACCTGTTGACTGGACTGATGCAGGTCTTAAAGAGGTCTTTGTAACTTATCCCGGTAAAACATCTGTATTCAATGGCTACGGCTTAGTAGATGGAGTTAACGAACCCAAGAAAAGCGGCATTGCTTTCTGGGATAATGAGCAGGTATTAAATTACTCCTCCGATATTGTTTGGTCAAACTCCGAAAGCATGTTGGGAATCAAGCAACCGCAACCGTCTTTTGCTATTGACGTTGGCGGCTCTAAGGGTTTCTCAACCGTTCGTGCTTCAGGATTTATCGAAGGGGGTTCTGGCATCCTGTTCTCTGGTGTTGCCGGAAGCTATTCTGGTGGAAAGCAGATGGAGCCGTTTTTAAGAAATCAGCTTGGTAGCTCTGCCGATGACTTCATGAAACTCAGCGGTGTTGTTAATCAGTTTATAGATTTTAAAGCGGTTACTCAGCACACTGTTTTCGTTGGCCCAGATGAAGATTGTGGCTGCACAGATGGTGTTCCTTCATTTAGACTTCTGCAACCTGAAGATCTCCCACTCTCCCAGCTAGGCAATAGTTTTGTAGAGCAGGATAATAACGGCTTAGGAGCGGATCACGATTATCCTTTCAACGTCGGTCAAGTTGCTCTCTACGCACGGAGTGGTGATATTTCTTATCATAGCGGCATACTCTTTGATGTCACCAATAGTAGGTTGGGCGTTGGTAGTAATGATATTGGATTAATAGCACCTCAGCACACTCTTGATGTTAGTGGTAATATGGCTGCTAACTCTGGTTATTTTGATCAACTCATCTTTACAAACGATCTGGTTCGTATCGGCAACTCATCCGGTCGGGGTGGAGATTTACTAGCCACTAAAAATTATCAGATTGTAAGCATTGGTTTCTCCGCTGGAAATAACGTCTCGGGTGTCAAGGACTCGTTCTTAGCGGGAGGTCTTGCGGGACGTAGTTTACAAAATTCAAGCGGCGTTATTGTTATCGGTTCCCAGAACGCAGATCAAGCAACACATCTTAACCAAGTAGTTTCAATTGGCAGTAGCGGAATGGCAACTGCTAGCGGGATGACTGGAGTTGTTTCACTTGGGTCAAACTCCCTTGCTACCGCACAAACAGTAGAAAATTCAGTTTCTATTGGTGAAGATTCAGCTAGCGGGTTAATCCAATCTAATAATGTGGTTAGTATTGGAAGACAGTCTGCTATAGATGCTTCCGGTTTGACAGACGTTGTTAGCATTGGTCAGAACGCTGCTCAAGGTAACAGTGGTATTTATGACTCAATACTTGTTGGGCAAAGGGCAGCTAGTGGTTCTTATGATCTTCACTCTGTAGCCGGTTTTGGTAATCACGCTATAGGTGAAGCCAGAGAAGTTAAAAACTCAATCGCTATTGGTAAAGATTCTTTAAAATATGCTTACAATACATCTAACGTAATTGCTATTGGCGATAACACTGCTCGCTCCGGTCATTTAGTTAAAGACTCTGTAGCTATCGGCTGGAGATCTCTTGACAATGCTAGCGGCCTGTACAAGACGATTGGTGCGGGTTATTACGCTGCTTCTGATACCAGCGGCAACTTTAATGTATACATCGGTAACCGTGCCGGTGCTGGAGTCTCCGGTAATAAAAACATAGAAATTATAGCCTCCGGTTTATCCGAAAGCTTTTTAACTAGTGCAGCCAACAACAAGGTCAACATCGGAAATATTATAGCCGGTGATACATCTACCTCGAAAGTTGGAATTGGTGCCCTTTCAGATGCTAATCCTCCTGCTACGCTTTTTGTTAGACCTAACAGCGAAAACGATGCAGCGTTTATTATCAAACATCAGGCTTCTGGGTCAAAGACTCCTTACTTTATGTTGCAGTCTGGCGATGGCACAACCTTCTTCCACATTACAAACAGTGGGGATTTAAAAACGAGCGGATGCGTTGAACCTAGCGGTGGGGTTTGTCTGCCAGATAAAGTTCCAAATATGACTAACTATCGCCTGTATAATAATGGCGGCACACTTTACTGGAACGGTTCTCAGGTTGATACAGCTGGCGGTACAACTCTCAAGGTTGCTAACGACACAACGGATTCCACAGAATCAGACGGAAACATAACCAGTTGGACTGACGGCCAACTTCTTACGGTTAGTGGTGTTAGTGGAGTAGAAGTTCAGCAAGTCGGTAGATTCCTGAGAGTAGGTGCTAGCGGTCTTTCCGGAGTTTTACAAAGTCAAATCATTGCACAAACATACAACTTTAGCACGGTAGCTAGTGGTTATGGAAGTAATAATAATCTAACTAAATTACAGACCGGCGGATCTGTAGTTGCATTATCAGGAATTAGTGGTGTTAATATTGACTTCACAAACCTTGATGATGGCACTAATAGTAGTGGTGTCTTTACCATTGGTTACAACCCAAGCGTAACCTTTGACTGGAGAATCAGACACGCAAACAACGGCGTGAACGGTACTTCTTACACAGTTGTCAACGGCGACACTGTTACCGTGAGTGGTGCCAGTGGAATTGCAGCCCACTTTGACGACTCCAGTAAAATATTGAGACTTGGTGCTAGCGGCTTGTCTGGAGTTCTTGACGCTACCATACAAAATAGCGGAAATTATATTTGGTCCGATCACACAACTTGGCGTGCCAGCGGAATTGCCGTTAGTGGACTTGCTGTTTCAAACTACAACTCTATCCAAGGTATCACCACAAAAAGTGCTACGAGTGGAATCATTCTTAGAGATGATAAATATGTTTTAGACTCTGGCAGTTACGGTTGGTTGTCGGCCTTAGTTATAAAAGGCTTAAAAGCTGACGGCACAGCCAACAATAATATAGTCATTCACACGGGCAGCGGAACCGATGCTCTCTTGGGTGAGACCTCTGGAGTTATTGCCATTGGACAGTCTGCTGGAGGCGAGGCGACAGGTCATAACCACTCGGTATTTTTAGGGACGCAAGCTGGTTCTGGATCTAAAATCCCAGGAAACATCACTAACTTTGGCGGCGACGTATTTATTGGTTATCAGGCAGGAGCCGATGCAGATAACCGCTCTTTCTCCCCCGTCGGTCATATCAACAATGTCGCGATTGGTTATCAGGCTGGTTATCAAGTCAATGGCCACGAGATTATTTGCCTAGGATCATACGCTGGAAGGGAAGCATCACACCCCGCAGACTCTATTTTCCTAGGTCAAAAAGCCGGTTATGAGTCTATATACGATAAAAATGGCACTTATTTAGGACAATCGGCTGGGTACAGAGCTGGACTTACCAGTACTAATTATAATTCTTCTGCTATCGGTATAGGTCAAAACGCTTTAGCAAACTCTACCGATTTAAATATATGTGCAGGTATTGGGTATAATGCTCTTGGCTTCGCCAGCGGTATAGAACAGACTGTTTGCCTAGGAATATACGCAGGACGTGATTCCCACGATCATAGGCAGAACATTTTTATCGGTACGCGGGCGGGACGTTTTTTCAACGGTTTTCCAGACGGTCTTAGTCTTGGAACCGCTGATCATAATGTTAGTATTGGATATGAGTCTTTTTATAATGCGTCTTATTGCGACAACGGTGTGGCTATAGGTTTTCATGCTGGTCGTCAAGCAAAAAGTGTAGATAATAGTATTTTCATAGGAAACAATGCCGGTCAGAATTTTGGAAGAAACTATGATGCTGGAGATGGTCACCTTATCATCAGAACAAAATCTTCGGAGAGTGTTGGAGATGTTCATCCTTCGTGGCAAGAGACCACAGTGGGCGGCAGCCTTATATCAGACTCAGACGAGACATTCAAAGGCGGCTTGATAGATATAGCAACGATCATTCAAGGTAAGTCAGACAATAACAGTGATTTATATCTGAAGATAGGTAAAGACCTTGGTGACTTCTCAGGAACCTTCAGCGACACACGAAAGAAAGAGATACTTAAAAATAGTACTCTTTCGATCATGTCTCCCAAAAGTTCAGATGTCGCCTTAAAACTTTGTCAGAATAGAGTATTAAATTCTAGCCAAGGGCAAAACTCTTCGTTACTTTTAGCTGAAACTTATGACGGGTCTTTGCATCGAAATAATAATTATGAGGTTATTGACAGAAATGGTCACTTTAAACTTCAGGTTTACGCGAGGGCAGAATGGCTTAGAGTGCAAGCTACCATTGACGTACAAGAAAGTAAGGACAACGAAGTAGTTGTTTACATATCTGAATGGCAAATCAGAGATGTGGACAATCGAATTGTAACTCCGGAAGTCGGAAGAATCGTCATGGTTGAGCATGTTGTTAGGCAAACTGGTGGTCAATTTGGCTCCACCGGTGACGACTACGTATTCGTAGGTGCAAGAGCAAACAATGGCAACGTTGTTTGGAAGATGTTGCCTTGGGCGTTATAATTTAGGAAACAATATTTTTAATTTTAGAGTAGTTTAATTTTGGAGAGTTAAAATGCCAGATGAAGTAGTAAGAGCAGCTAGGGATGGTAACCCCATTAATAATGGTGGCCTTATCACCTTAGTGTTTCAAACCGGAACGGCAGCAAGCGGTTCACCCTTAGTGAATCAGTTCGTTGCTTCTGGTACGATGCAAGAGCGGCTCAACGACCGATTTGACGAACATTACGGCGGAGGAGCTTCTTAGTAAGCTTTTAGAGGTGCCATAATGCCAGTTAATATCCCAGAAAGCGTATTTGATAAATACTACGACGTGATAGACTCCACATTTAATATATTTGGGGTTACATGCCAATTAGTATTTATAGAAAAAACAGAAGAAATTTCTGTTACATACGACAATGTCCCTAGTAATAGATCTATAAATGCACATAGAAGGAGTAATAGCGATTTATACAAACGAGAGAACAAGGTAATCAAAGAAGTAGAAAAGCTAGAGGATATCAAACTTAAGGTTTACTGGGATAGTAAAAGCTGGGTCAAGGTTGGCGGCGATATCGTCATTCCAGATAACTCCATTCAGACCATTTTTATGGGTACTGACTTGGATAAAATAATGAGGGCCAAAGCACTTATAGTCCACAAGGACATCAAAGATCAAAGGGAGTTTAAGTTTACCAAATTTGGTGAACCGTTCCCGATGGGGCTTAGGCATAAAAGATATTTTGGGTGTTTCTGGGAGCGAGCATAATGCTTAAACTCGTAGACTCAAATCAAAAAATATCAAAAGATATCGCTAGGGCAATGGCCGATAGTTTAAATACTATGGTCAAAAAAAACTCTTCAAGGGTAAAAAAACAGATCCAAAGTATTATTCCCACATGGATCAGGGAACAACCAGAGATTCAAGAAATACTACAGGAAGCTACACCGGGCTCTTTAAGTGCCCAACTCGGCTTTTATCAGGGAACAACAGCCGTAACTGTAGAAGCTGTAGTAAGAGCAGTAGAAAGCAGTGTAACACTTAAGTTCAAACCTTTTAACACTAAGTTTCAAGGAGGGTTAGAGTTTTTAATTCAACCTTCAACATTTGCTAACCTGTTGTCGTTACCAGAAGGTACGATTATTACTAGCATGGGAACAAGGTTGGAATGGCTCGACTGGATGCTTATGAAAGGTTCGGCAACCATAGTAACAGGTTATACTTATACACCTAATCTAGACGGACGATCTGGCGGAGGTGTGATGCAGGCTGGAAAGGCTTGGAGAATACCAACAGCTTACTCAGGAACACCGTCAAATAACTTTATCACAAGAGCATTAAATGGTAAAGAAAAACAATTATCGACCATATTAAGAGGACTACTAGATTAATGTCTCTGTTTAGCCCACTTAAAGGATTCTCAAATATTCATTCATCCACTGTATCTAATGATATACAGGATGGACTGGTAGAGTATTTTGACTGGGCGTTATTGGACAAAGGAAACTACTTTAATGTAACAAAAGGTGAGACCTCACCAAACGGTCAGGACATGAGTCGTTTAAGAATGTCTTCTAACGATTCATACGCTTCAGGCCAAGTTTGGGAGGGGTTTAGGAAAAATTGGGTTTGGCAAAGTGGGGTATCTGGCGTTAATATGGACGCTCCGCTTGTTAGTACAAATCCCGATTATCCCGGAGTTTCAGGTGTCTACATAGACGATACTTTTGAGCCATCGTCTGGTGTAGGAACATACGCTCATACAATTGATCATTTTAACGGTAGAGTTATTTTTGATACAGCTGTAAGCAGCGGAACCAAGGTTCAGGTGGAGCATAGCTACAAATATATAAATGTAGTATACGCCAACAATGTTCCTTGGTTAAGAGAAGTACAAAACAATACAATTCAACCAAATAGCAACTTTAGAGATGTTAGCGAAGGTGCTTGGGATATCCCGCCAGAGAGTAGGTTGCAGCTACCAGCTGTAGCAATAGAAATGGTTCCGGGTCGTAGATTCAAGGGATATGCACTAGGGGGAGGACAATGGATTTATTCAGATGTCATCTTCCATTGTATAGCTGAAGACGAATATACTAGAAACCAAATTGTAGATATAATTTCACTACAAAATAATAAAGTCATAGATATATTCGACAGTAATGCTATAAATGACGCAAACGCCTTTCCATTAGATAGAATGGGGTCTCCAGTCGCAAGCGGCCTGAGATTTCCAGATTTAGTCAAGTCTTATCCGGGTGGTAAGATCAGGCTAATAAACAGTTCTATCCAAGAGATGGTTATGGCAAAAGCGGACGTTTTTGGGGGCGTCGTAAGGATGACCGTAGAAGCGATAAAACCAAATATTTAGTTTTTTTGTGTATAATTTAATAGAAAAATATTTTTCATCACGTTAAGGAGAGATCCCTCATGAGTAGTAATGACAGAATATTCTACGCTTGCCAAGCGGTGGCGATCACGAAGCAGGGTGACGATAGTGTCGGCACTGGTGATATGATTCACGGCTTGCAAAGCGTTGGAATGACCACCAATTTTAATCTAGAGCAGGCTTTTGAGCTGGGTCAGATTGAGATTTATGAAAACATCGAAGGTACACCAGATATTGAGGTTACCTTAGAAAAAGTTTTAGACGGCAAGCCTTTGATCTATCATATGGCTAGCTCTGGAGTTGTAGGAACTACAGCTTCTGGTTTGGTTGCACGTTCTAAAGAAAGATGTGACCTTAGACTTGGTATTTTCGACGAAGCTGCCAATAACGTAAAAGAATCTACCTCCAACTCTGGTAAGTCAGAGGTTGAGGTTTATTGTTCAGGTCTTTATATCAGCAGTATTTCCTACACTATTCCTGTTGATGGTAACGGAACTGAATCTGTCACGCTTGTTGGTAATAACAAGCAGTGGCTAACTGGTAGTAATGTTAAAATTACCAATGCCGCCGTAGAGGGCTTTGATGGTACAGACTCTCCAGCGTTTGGAACGGCAGCATCGCCTAGCGGTGGTATTGTAAGACGTGAAGACGTGATGCTTTCTGGCTCTATTCTTCCTAAATCAATTAAAGGTGTTGTTGGTAGTGGTTATGGAAATGCAGTCACTGGAACAGTTGCTGCTGGTGACGTTAGCAACCGTGTTCATATCCAGAACTTCTCTGTTAGTACAGACTTCAGTCGAGAAGATGTTCTTGAACTCGGAAGAAAAGCACCTTACAGAAGAACGGCTAACTTCCCAGTAGAAGTAACATGTGAGATTGAAGCTATCACTACTTCTGGTGACTTTGTAGGTGCTTACGAGCTTGGTGATCCAACCCTCGACGCTACTGTTGATTCTGGTAACAACCTGCAAAATGAAGTAATCTTCGTTGCCTTGAGACAAGGTTACGGATTTGACTTGGGCGGTAAAAACAAACTTTCTAGCGTAAGCTATGGTGGTGGAGACGCTGGTGGTGGAAACGTTACATGTTCATACAGTTATACTAACTTCAATGACTTGGACGTTCAGCACGCTCAAAATGGATACTTTGGATTTAACGGACTAAAAGGTAGAACAGGCAACTTTGGTTCAGATATTGGCCAAGGAGCACATCCGTTTAATTCGATTAGCAAGTTGTTCTAATCGGCAAGTTTTAGTTGCCGGTTTAAAACCCCCTTCGTTGCGATAGCATACAGGAAGCGAGTAACGCAAGGGGTATCAGGAAAAGGAACGCATATGAAAACAAACGATACTCCCGTTTACTATGAGGTTTACCATGACTCCATATGAGCGGGAGTATTTCATTTCTAGGCTGAGGAGTGGATTTTATCCTATAAAAATTGAGGGATTTCAGGTAAAAGTCCTCACCCCCACCATAGAAGATGAATACTTTGCAAACGAAGTGTTCTTTGAAACGTTTGATAAGTCTAGACAAGATGACATAATGACAGAAGCAGAAATGCTGGATTGGTGTATAGATCGTGGCCTTTGGTCGGAAGAAAAAGATGAAAAGATAAAAGCGATAGACAAAGAGATAGAAAAGCTAAAGATAGAAATTTTTAATGCCAGAAGCAATATAAAACTAAGGGAAAGAATACGGCTTTATCTAAGGGCGGCAGAAAAAGCCTCCGGTAAACTATTAGCAGAAAAAAATCAGAACTTCTCGAACACTTGTGAAGGCTTGGCAATTCAAGACAAATCTCACGAACTGTTCAGAAGATGTTGTTTTATAGGAGCCGAGCCGGTTAACTTTGACGAAGTAGATATAAATGAAATTTTCTACAAGTATAACAAATTAGTCTTTAGCGAGAAACAGTTAAGAGAATTAGCAAGAAACGAACCTTGGAGGTCGGTATACATCTTAAAAGACGAGACAACACTTTTTGCTAACGAGGATGGTAGACAGCTATCTCTCGACCAAAAGGGAATATTAATCTGGTCTAGAATGTACGACAACGTACAAGAGTCGATGGAGTGCCCAACTGAGGAAGTAATTAACGATGACGACATGCTGGATGGGTGGTTTATAGTACAGCGTAAAAAGCAGGAGTCTGATAAAGCAAAATCCGAACTAGAAAAGAGAACACAGAATAGTAAGATTTCTAACTCGCAAGAGATATATGTCTTTACTGACGATAAGAAAGAAGCAGAAACAATTGATAGCATGAATTCCGTTGGTTCCTCAATAATCAAAAAGCAGAGACTAAATGTTATCAAGTCCAAGGGCGGTGCTCAAGATCTAGACTTCCAAGACCAACAACTTAAACTACAAAATATGAAAACAGAACAATTTAAAGGAAGATTCGGGAGGTAACAATGGCAGGCTTTGATGACCTAATAAGACAACAGTCTGAGTATAAAAATCTCAGAGATGATAAATATAAAAACGACTCCAAACATAGACTATCTAAAATTTTGAAGAAAAAGGTAGAGACCACTATGATTGGGGCTTTAAGCTCTATAGAGGAACACTTTTCGTTTTTGTGGTCTTCAGACAATCCGGAGATGACACCAGAACAAAAGATGATGTATGACACCTTTCAAAAGGTTAGATCAGAAATACTAGACAAAGGAAACACACAAGCCAGAAATGTTGATGCTGAGTTAGCTCAATATGATATAAAATGGCTAAGGTATAACGCAGTAATTCCAGTTAAAAAGAACTTAGGAGAAGGACAAAATGAGTAAGAACAAAATCGAGAAAACCGTTAAAATGGATGACAAAGAGATAGAAATCTATGTTATCAAACCTACCAATAATACCGTTAAACAGGCGGATAGACACAAGTCTAAGACTTGGAATCAGGCCATTCAGGATGACGTACTAACTAAAAAGGAGTTAGGCGTTTTAATGAGAAAGCGTGGTATTTGGGATGAAGCTAAAGACAAAGAAGAAGAAGATATCACAAAACGTATTGTAGAGTTGGAAAAACAGCTATATAACGGCGACGGCAAGAGAAAGCCAAAAGTGTCTGAAGGTCGAGATTTAGCGGTAGACATCAGAAGGGCACGACTAGAACTCAGGGATTTAATCGCAGAACGTATCTCCCTAGAAGAAAATACGGCAGAATCACTTGCTGATAACGCTAGGTTCGATTATTTGGTAGCACACTGTACTTTCTATAAAGACGGCAATCCCGTGTATAATTCTTTTGAAGAGTATAACAATAAGAGTGCAGATGAGATTGCTTTTGCGGCTGCTGGTGCATTAGCAGAAATGCTGTACAATATTGATTCTTCGTTTGAAAAGAATCTGCCAGAAAATCAATGGCTCACTAAATTTGGGCTAGTTGATGATGAACTCAATCTGATCGACCCCACCAGTGGGGATAAGATTGACACAAAAGGCAGAAAAATCGACGACGAAGGATATCTCTTAGACGACGACGGTAAAAGGGTAGATAAAGACGGTAACGAGATTACATCAGAAGGTCTGTATAAAATGGCCGACTATCAAAACGATCTTGCACCAAAAAAGAGAAGATCTACTAGGAAGGCAAAAGCGGAAGAAAAAGAACAGACAGAAACCAATGAAGAAGCATTAACAACGGAAAGTTAAACTGGATAGTGTAGTCATTTAAAGACGTAAAAGGTCCACTATGTCAAAATTTGTACTGACTGCACAGCTACAGTTACAAGCACCTAGAAACGCATCACAGGTATTAAACCAAACTAGACAGCAGTTGTCTGGTGGGGTTACTATACCCGTGAATGTAAAAAATGCTAAACAAGCTCAACAGCAGATAACTAATGTCGCTAAAGCTACTCAACAGGCGAGTAGTGCCGCTCAAAGTATGGGTAAATCTTTTGGTTTAGCTACCAAGAGGTTTGCTGCATTTACTGTTGCTAGTAGGGCGATTAGCTTAGTTACTAATGGTTTAGCTAACGCTGTAGATGAAGCCATACAATTTCAAAGAGAAATGGTTAAGATTTCCCAAGTTACTGGGCAGTCTATCAAGCAGCTTCGTGGACTTCAAGACACTATAACATCTCTTTCTACCGGTCTTGGCGTTGTAAGCAAAGATCTTCTTTCTACCACCAGAATTCTTGCTCAGGCCGGTATACAGGCTGGTGACCTTAAGGTCGCCCTAGACGCTCTTGCAAAGACCACACTCGCTCCTACGTTTGAAGACATAGAAAAGACAGCTGAAGGTGCGGTTGCTATTCTAAGTCAGTTTGGAGAGGGTGTGGGAGCCTTAGAGAGGCAACTTGGTGCTATCAACGCTGTTGCTGGTCAGTTTGCCGTTGAGTCTGGTGACCTTATTGGTGCTGTTCGTAGGTTTGGTGGTGTCTTTAAATCCGCTGGTGGTGAATTAGAAGAATTACTAGCTTTATTCACTTCTGTTAGAGCGACGACTCGTGAAAGTGCTGAATCAATTAGCACTGGTTTACGTACTATCTTCACTCGTATTCAACGTCCTAAAACGATTGAGTTCCTTAGACAGTTTGGCGTGGAACTTCTTGACGTAGAAGGCAAGTTTGTTGGACCGTTTGAAGCTGCTAAAAGGCTTAGTGATGCTCTTGCCGGTTTAGGTGAGGGTGACATTACCTTCATTAGAATAGCTGAAGAGCTTGGTGGTTTCCGTCAGATCGGTAAAGTTATCCCTCTTTTGCAGCAGTTTGAAGTTGCTGAAAGAGCTAGACAGGCAGCTGTAGAGGGCGGCAACTCTCTAACTAAAGACGCTGAGACCGCACAACAGGCGTTGGCCGTTCAAATCACTAAGGTTAAAGAAGAGTTCTTTGCATTAGTTCGTGCTATCACAGAAACAGCTTCCTTTCAAGTTTTTGCTAAAACTGCCTTACAGATAGCCAGTAATCTTATTGCGATTGCTGATGCTATTAAACCTCTCATACCTCTTCTCACTACGCTTGCAGCTATTAAGTTCGCTAAAGGTTTTGGTGGATTTCTGTCAGGTGTTGGTGCCAGCTTTAAAGGGAAGAATCAGGGCGGCGTCATACATCAGTTTGCTAGAGGTGGCTTAGTTCCCGGTCAAGGAAACAGAGATACTGTACCGGCGATGCTTACACCCGGTGAGTTTGTTATTCGCAAGAGCAGCGTTAATAAAATGGGTGCTTCTACACTTGCCGCCATGAACGAGAATCGGTTCAAGAATGGTAAACACGTAAAGAAGGGAGATTCAAATCGAACAGCGGCATTTGATCTTACAGATGAGTCACAGGCTGTTTTTACTCCAATAGATAATGCTTTCGGTGGCTTTTTTACAAAGGTGGGCAAAGAACAATCATTACGAGGTGAAGGGGGACAATTTACTCTAAAACACAAAGGTTTCATAAGGAGACTTGGTGGAACGGGCGACGAGATGCAGGCAACGCTTGCGGATGCACAATATAGTGTATTTCATCCACAGCTTAAAGACGTAGAAGAAGGTAGCTTCAAAGACGTAATAATGGCTAGGCTTGGTGGACCATTAGCCTCAGCCGCTCAAGGCGTTGTAGAACAGATGGCAAACGAAGGATTATTTGATTTTGATCCTGCGATTAAAACCGACGCCAGTTTATTGAAAGTTGCAAAAGATCAAATAGATTCAGATAATGCATTTAAAAACTCTGCCGCTGGGTATTTGTATGAGTCTATTATAACCGCATTTACCGGAGCAAAAGCTAGCGGTGGTAACACTGCTTTTGATTTTAGTAATAAACAAATCTCTAAAAATAGAGATAGGTTTGTATCAATGTTTGGAGCTGAAGAGCTAATTAGTAAGCTTAGAAAGGGTGATGCAAAATCAGAGCGAAGTAGCAAGCATTTTAAACTTAGTGATTCAGGTAGTTTACCGAGAAAGGTTGTTTCAGAGATAAACAGAGGCAGCTTGATAGGCACAATGGTCCAAGCTACGACTGGCAATCTGCACAGCGATCTTGCCCATATGAACAAACTTCAATCCAGCCAAGATACCAAGAAGAAGGCCGCAGGTGGTGGTATTGGTGGAACCGACACTGTTCCCGCCCTTCTAACTCCCGGTGAGTTCGTTATAAACAAAAAAGCGGCACAAAGTATTGGTTATGCCAATCTCCACAGTATGAACAAAAGCGGTGTTGCTAAATACGCCAAAGGCGGCACTGTTTCTGTTGGGGGTGTACCAGTACAAAAATTCTTTACCGGCGGTGCTGCTGATGACATTCAAAGGGCACAAGGATCAATACTTCAGAATGTAGAACAGGCTGGAGAAGTTTTTAAATCCATGATGGAACAAGTTGCTCCAGAAATAAAAGCGAAAATTCTTGAAACATTCACAGGTATTGAAGAGATCAAAGCTGGATCAGCGGGATCATTGTCTGGTCAACAAGGCAAAGCCTTTACTGAGGGCACAAGAGGTAGAGCAGCAAAAAATAGATCTGGAGAAACATCTATTGGGTTACAAATCAAAGGTGCAAGGGTTGCAGCTACCGAAGAAACAGTTGCACACGAAACTGGACACGTCGCTGACTGGGCTTTAGGTGGTAGTAAAGGTTTGGCCAGCAAACAAGAGGGTACATTCCAATTTGATTTGATGGAAAAAATCAAACCAGAAATGGAAGCGGCTTTTACCTCTGCTGGTATGAGTGCCGAACGCATACAAAAATATTTAAGTTCTAATGAAGAATTATTTGCCGAATTCTTTGCCAAGGCTAGCCCAGAAGTCAGAAAAATCTTAACCAGCACAACTGACTCTGCCAAGGGAATGGCTGAATTAAAGGCTCATCTTGAAGAGGCTGGGCCTACATATGCTGGACTAGAAGCCAGTGACATAGAGGTCGCCGCACCGCGACAACCCACAAACAAAAGTGTTCAAAAAGAATTAAGTATTGGAGGAAGAGATAAACTTCAACAAGAAATTCAAGCTTCCGCCGCCAGTATTGCCAATCTTAAAAGCGAAGCTGAAAGTCTTGGCGAAGCAAAGAGAAAAGCCGCCAGCATAGTGAGTAAATTGGATGTCCAAATTCAGAAAACTATGGACTCCGCTATGAGCCATGAGGAGAAGAATCGAAAATCAGCTGAACTAGCCGAGATGAGAATAAAGGCCGAACAAGAACATCTACAAACAACCGAAGAACTAGCGGAAGTAGAGAGAAAACTTAAAGAAGCAGAACAGAAAAAAGTTGAGCAAATAGAACAAGCGAGGGGCATGAAAGAGAAATCTAGGAGCGGCTTAACAACGGGAACACAAGGCAACATCACACAGGCTATCAAAAGTCAGGGCGAAACTCAGAAAAGAATCAAAAACGCTGCTGCTGCTGCTGAAGCTGCTCGAAAGGCCGAGATCGCTAAAATGAAAGCGAATCAAAAATCTATACTAAGTTTAGAACAATTAGCCGGTGCTACCTTTGGTGTAACAACGGCATTAAGCTTCCTTAGACCCACTATTGATGAAAATAGCTCTGGATTTGAGAAAGGTTTGGCGACTACTGTTGACGGCCTGATGAGGCTAACTTCTATCGTAGGCGTTGTGGCGGGTGCTCTTCAGGTCTTTGGTATAAAACTAAGCAAGCAAAACTTTTCAGACCTTGGAAGCTTTTTAACGGGCGGAAAAATTGGTGGAGCAAGAGGAGCTAAGAGAGTTCAACAGCGATTCAGTATCGGTGCTAAAAAAGTCGGAAAGTCAATGCAGAATATACCCGGTTTAGGTAAATTTGGAAAACACATAACAAAGATTGCCCCTCAGTTAGGAAAATTTGCTGCTGGCTTGGGACCAATAATAGCCGGTTTCGCCGCTGCCGTTGGTGGTATATATGTATTTACAAATCTACTGGACAGATTCACAGGTGTCCATAAGAAGGCTGAAGAAGCCATAGAAAAAGGCAACAGAGCACAAGCTGGACAGCTTGCTGTTAATTCTAGAGTACAAAAAGACTTTAATAATTTAGCTATGGCAGCTGCTGGTGTTGGTGCGATGTTTGGGCCGGTTGGTGCTGCTGTTGGTTTTGCTGTTGGTGCTATAATTAAGCTGGTTGGACAAACGGAAGCTGGCCAAAAAGCTATGAAGGCGTTCAGAGATAATGTCTTAGTTTTGTTTGGCGGTGACTCAACTAAAACAATAGAGGCTCAAGCTAACCTACAAGCATCTGTTAACAAATTAAAATTAGAAGAAGCGGACAACACCAAGAAAGCTGCCGAGGCTATGAAGGCAGTTGAAAAAGGCTCAAGGACTCTAGCTGACGCTTGGGCAAGCGGTGACTTAACCGGCAACCTAGAAAATCAATTAGCAGTCTTCACAGACACTGTAGCTTTAGAGGCCAGTAAAATGGCCGACCTTGAGAAGATGTACCAAGGTGGCACAGCAAGTGCGATAATGGGAGGTGCGATTGGCTTTGCTACAGCGGGTCCAGCCGGAGCTGCCGGTGGTGCTGCACTTGGTTCACAGGTGGGTATTGGGGGCATCTTCAAAGAAGCGGGTGCCTTCTTAGGCCTGACCACTAGTTATGAAGAAGATCGAAAAGCAAGTGAAGAAGCATTCAAAAAGGCCAACAAAGAGTTCACTGCTCAGTTTAAAGAAAATGGCGAAGTATTCTCTAAAGTTTCAAGATCTATTATTGGTGCCAATCCGGGTGCTAGCTTAGAAGAAGTTAGAGCTACCTTGCTCCGCACAAACCCAGCTATTGCAGCTGCTGTTGAGGGCATGGGTTCTGATGAAAGAAGAAAGTTCCTAGATCAAACAATTGAAGGAAGTATAAAAGCCTATGAAAAACAAATGAAGTATATTGAGGCACTCAACTTTGGTATGCAAAAATTTGCTGATAGACTCGCTGGAACTACTGCTTTGATGTCTAGCACGTCTACACTCGGAGAGTCTGGAGGAACAAGCTTTGATCGTTCCGCCGAAGTGTTAAACGTAGCTCTTAGCGGTGCAGCCAACACCCTTTCTGACGGCGAGTTAGAGGGTGCTGTTAACGACATGAAGCAATCGCTCAGAGACGCTGGTGCTAGCTCCGAAGAAATAGAAAAAACTGTAAGCAGATTTAAAGGCTTAAACGAAATAAACAAAAGGCTGGATGAGTCTAGCCCAGCCTTTAAGAAATTCCAACAAGACCTTCGTGATGCACAAGTCGGCGGAGCCGGAGACCTTAGTCCAGACGCAGTCCTAAAGTCGTTCGCAGATTCAATGACTGAAGGCCTAGATGAAGATGCAGCAAAACAAGTTAGAGATAGCATCGAATCTCTGAACCTTGATCAAAAAGCAACTGATCAAATTTTAAATAACGATCTAACACCTCTTTACAATGCTCTCGGAGAAGCGGGAGAAGAGTTTAGAAAGCAAATCGTAGACGGCATTGTCAAACAAAGGGGTGCCGCAGAGAAAGAATTAATTAATAGCATAAAGAAACGCAAGGCATCTGAAGATGAGTTTATTGCTGCACAAAGAAAGGCGATTGATATACAGCTAGAAGCAGCCAAGATCTTTGAAGATTTTGGTGGTCGAGCACTAACAGGACAAGAAAAATTAAGTGCTAGGGTTGCACAGTTTAATGTCGGTGCTGATGCAGCTGGTATAACTGGTCTGGGTAGCGGAAGTGCTAGTGACATCCAGAGAGTAGCCAGTGAGATAAGCGGCAACTTTAATACTTTACAAAGTCAAGCTACGGCGGGTGTAGTAGCTGGAAAAGGTGCTTTTGATAATGTTGAGGGTGCAGAAAGAGACAACAGAGAAAGATTAAAGAAAGCTAATGATGACCTCCTTAACTTTACAAAACAAAGAATAGGTCTTCTTAAAGAAGAGCTTGCAATCGTCCAGAAGAAAAACCAAGAAGAAAAGAATGCACTTGAAAAACTACTTTCTGGCGACATAGAAGGATTCTTACAAGGTCAGGCCGCTGCTGGTGCTGGTGCCGCACTGAGAACCGGAGATGCTGGATTAGCGGGTCTGTTTGGTGCTAGTGCCCTAGGTGCTGGATTCAAAAGCCTTGAGGGTCAAGGTTTAGGAGATTCAGCTATGGAAAGAGCTGCGGGTTTAAGCCTTGGAGCTGTGGGTGTAACCGATACCAGATCTGCCCAAATTCTTGCTGGAACAACGGCTGAAGAAGAAGCTATCAAATCTGAAGGTAGAGAGCTTGCTGGCGTGATGGGAGATTTAGCACAACAATCAGCACAGTTTGAAAAAGCAGAGATTAACACCCAAGAGGCTATTATAAATGCACAAGAGCTTAGACTTGAAAATCTGACTGCGGCAGCTAATCAAGCACAAGGGTTTGCTAGAGGCGGTCCTGTTTATGCCAGCCGTGGAATGTTCGTACCTCGCGGTACTGATACGGTTCCAGCCATGTTGACCCCCGGTGAATTTGTTGTAAACAGATCTGCTGTACAAAGAGGCAACAACCTCCAATTATTAAGAGCTATGAATAGTGGCGGAGGTGCTAGCGGACCGGGCAACATGAGTGGTGGAGGACAGGTTAGATACTACAACCTAGGAGGTATTGTTGAGAGTATTGGTTCAGCGTTCTCAGACGCACTTCCAAACCTTCAAAATGTGTTCTCAAACTTTGCTGCAAGTGTAGATAAATTAGTAAACACCAAGTTCAACGTAGCCTTAGACACTACAAACGTAAATGTAAACTTTAATGGGGCATCGTTCTTAGAGACCCTTAAAGAAGATATTAAAAATGAGTTACTAGAAGAAGTCAGTGAACAGATCAAGAAAGCTAAACCAAGCACCTCCGGAGACATGGAAACAAGAAGTACGGTATTAGGAAACTAGGATGTCACAACAATTTGTTAAAAGCTTAGAGTGCCACTGCATCGCCGGTCTATCGGGAACCTGCGGTGGAGGCGGATCAATTAGTGCCAAGCTAACTGTTAAACCGGCAGCACTAAAAGCCTCAATAAAAACCAACTCTAAGATTACTTCTCCCGGTGAAAAGTTATCCGTATCCTTTGCTCGCGTTACCGGTGACGGCCCGCTATACGTTGTTGAGGGGTGCTCTGGATCTGACTGTAACCTCACCGCTGAGGGCTGGCAAGTTACGATTACTGGAACCGATGATTCCACACCGTTCTCAATTACTACCAAGGCACTGAACAGGTACGAAAACGGCTCACTCTTAATTCTAGAAAATACAGTTAATCTAACCTCTAACACCGTTACAGTAAGCTCTATTACAGCGAATGGTGTTGCCCATAAAACAAAACCAAAGATTATTAGAACAAAAGGTTTTGTACAAACTGTTTCTTCTTTATCTGAAATATCTTCTAGGCTAAACATATCTGAAGCAAAAATATATCCAAAGGAACAAGCTTTAGACAGCCCACTGTCTGTGTTTTCTTCGTTCTTTTCTTTTAGAGCTAATATTGACGTAGAAACTGTGGATGACCCATTACTCAGAAGAGTAACACTTGGTCAAGATGCCGTACCTATAGATAGGCTAGAAATATTTAATTTAGCCAGAAGGAACGGCGGTACTTTAAAAATTGAAACTACAGATGATTCTGGGACGACTGTAGCCCAGACATTTACTATAGTTAATGTAGAAAATTCCAGCCAGCTTATTATCAAACCTCAAAATGGCGATAGTTACGCCGATGGTATTTTTGATAACCCTCTTTCTATAGCTACTATTTTTACTACCATTAATACGATTAAGGCTATAGTATCTACGGGACATGTTTCACCAACCCTTACAGCAAATTACTCGGTCGGTGAGTCCTTTACATTTACTGGAAACCTCAGAAATACCTACACAGACAAGGTCGCGGGTGACTTTAGCAATTATGGATGTGTAGAAAAACTATACCCTTCAGCCGACCTACCAATAGCTAGCGGTTTTGGTGGGTTTGTTAGCCCCACAAAGTCAGACCAAGATCTCTATACACAGATAGACGAAGGTGTTTATAATGGAGTATTGCAAGACAAGGGTGATGCGTCTCTAGTTAGCGACGATACAAATACATACATTATACCAAACACTGTACATACTGAAGGGTTTTTCCAGTATAAGTGTCAGCTCTCAAATTTCAATGTCAGACCGGAAGAAACTCGTCTTCACATGCGTGTCTCTGCACCTATTGAGAACTACGAATCTAAGATTCCACCGCAGTATACCATATACAATATTAGACTGCAAGACCCTTCCGGCAATCTTATTGTCAAATATAATGACATAACACTACGTGGTGACGCACTTTCAAGAGACCATGCAAACTACACAACGTACTCATCCGCACCAGAGATAAATGTAGTCACAGAAAAATATGGATGGCAAAGACAAGGTGTGGTACACCTCCAAGAAAAAACTGGATACAGCCTAACCTTTAGTGTTAAATCTGTCGCCTTTGATGACGCATTTACGGAAGGTTTTGACGAAGGTTTTGAAGAGAACTATATTATACCCGATATCATAACAGATAAAAAGGGAAATAATTATCTTGCCTTAGATGGTACTCCACTATCTTCTCATGAAAATAGATTTATAAACCCAACAGACGGGTTCAAAATTTCTGCCATAGAAATATGCAACAGTGGGTCATATGGACCCGGTATCGAAAACTATTTACCTGTTCGTATCGAAATGCCAATAAAGGGTAGAAGGCTAGAAAGAAGCATACTCCCAACCTTTATGCCCCTGTATGATTTTGACACCTCTATTTATCCGTCCGTTACCACTACTTGGCAAGACACAAAAACATCGGTATTTGATAACACTGACAAATGCGGATCTGAAGAACTTGTAAAAATATTAAGAGACAATAACGAGAATAGCTCCATAACGCTTTCTACAGCCGTTGGTGGCGGCGTTGCTGACTCCGGTAAGTTAACACTTAAGTTTTCCCATACAACCGCTACTCCTAGAGAGATAACTAAAGGAGCCTTCAACATAGCCTTTGACCAAGGAACTAAAAATACTTGGTGGCAACCCAGCGGTTCCTTCAATGTAGAAAACACACGAACAACCTCGGATTACGATATACCGTTCTTCGCCGTTGACTCACTAACACTTAAAGTATTAGCAAAGAAAGAGGCGGGTTCTAGAGACTATGCGTTAGATGTTGTTGGCTACAGTGACGATGGATTACTAGAAGTAACATCTGCCTCTGGAGGGTTTATACAAGACCCATCAGAAATTCACTTAAACGATCTCATTATAACACAAGACGGTCAATATCCAACAACTTCCGGCTTTAGATCAGACAATGACGACCTTTCTTTAGGCGGCACATCTATATCAGAAAAAGAAAAGTATTTCACAGCCAGCGGGAATGACCATTATAAGCTAACTCAATACCCTTACGTGACAGGAACTGATTTTGAACTGTACGAAATACCACTTCAAATCAACTCTGACACAGTTAAATATGGATTATCAAAAGACTATACTCTAAGTTCACTGTTTGAGCACTTATACTTAGATATATTCCCCATACCTAGCGGTGCGTCAATTGCACATATATCCTTAGATGTTAGGTACAATCCTCAAAACGGAATGAATCTTGCGACTCGCGGTGGTATACCGGTAGATTACATTCAGCCCGGTAGATCAGAAGCCGCACTATTCCCAAGCTACATGCGATCCAATGACGATATTATTAATGCTGGATCTGGATACGCACCATTATCAAGAATAGAAAATATACCACACGCATACTCATCGGAAGAGACAACCTTAAAAAGTAATTATTCAAGACGATGGAGAGGCGTCGAGGGAACCGTTCGTGGGCCTTACGACCCCGACTCTTTCTCCTTCAGTTTTGAGAATCCAGTTATGGACTACCCGTTCCTGTCTGGCTACTTTAAGTTCGATAATCTAGATAATCGCTATGTAAAGTCTGTGGATCTTGGTGATGACTTTGGAACTGTTAGTGGGCTAGCAAAAATAACCCCAGAGGTTTATCACAACATTGGTTGGAGATTTAGCAGCGGCACATTGTTTGCGGACCACTTACCAAATTACAGTGGAAACTACACCACCACAGACTGGACCTCCTTGTCAAAAGCTGGTGATACATTCGTCGGCAACCCGATGTACGGTAAAATTGCCGATGCGTTTGACAGGGTAATTAGACTAGAAGGTAATACTCAAAATATTAACTTCGGTAACATTGATACCACCAGTGGATTTTCTATCTTCACTAGGTTTACACCAGATTCAAACATTAGTGGCGTAGGTTACGACCTGTTTGAAAGTGGGGTAATCTTTTCTAAGTGGGAAGACCCAAATAGTTTAGACTTTGCTCTTGGGTTTAAAGGCGGATTTATCTGCGGGTACGCAAAGAACGATGAAGATGGTTCTATCGTAGAAGTTGTTGACACCATACCTTATAGCGGGTATAGCTATCCACTCAATGTCCTGTTAACATATAATGACAATCAAAGTAGTGGTCTTAAATTATATATCGACAATGAGTCTGTTATACATCCTATAGAAGCTGGAGACTTCTCCCCAAGCTACGAAACTCCGTACATACTAAGAGCAAGTTCAAGTAAATTCTACAAGAGACCTAATAACGCAGATTTGGTGTTAGGTTATTCAGCCGGTTCTGGCGTGGGTATGAATATGCTTGTCAGCGAATTTGGTATATCTACTTGGAGTTCTGGCGTTGACACCCTTTACGGTTCTGGTACTAACATTGTAGAGTCTAATCCAGACGCCACGTACAAACGTGTCACAGCGGACAAGTTCTTTGAGAATTTACGTGTTACATACTTTGATCCGTCAACCACGTATGGTAACGATAGATATAAACTGTGGGACAGAGTAAATGAGGACACTTATAACGACTGGAGTATCGGTGCGTTTAAGCATTGTCCATTTAGCTTTGCTTTTGATTCACTACAGAAACGGCCAAATAGAGAGCAGATAGTATTTGATATCAATCATCATGGTTCTGGATATATGCAGTCAGCAGATCTATCCATGCCTTCTACTGTTAACAGTGGAGCTTCTTACCACACACAAATCGAAAACGACTTCTTAAGATTCCACCTTAGTGACGTTCCGGATAATTTCAATGCAGCCGATAAACGTATAAGTAAAAACTTACCGGTTGGCTATAAGTTTAACGAAAGAGCTTTGGTTGTAGAGAGCGTTATAGAACACAAAACGCAAGACTCTATTGTGTGGTCTGACTGTGATAACAAAGTTGGCCCTAAGCTAATAGTCAGCTTGTACACCAAAAACCAAGAACCTTACTTTAGTAAATTCAGTCCTAATCAACCTAACTGGGGTCTTGTCAATAGAAAGTCTCACTACCTAGAACCCTCTAGCTGCCTTATCAGACTAGACTCGACGTTTTCTTATGAAGACTTGGATGATGATTCTGAAAAGTGGTCTATCTTCCCAGACGAACCAAGAACAAAAGAGTTTAAAGAAAGGTATTTCTCTAAAGATGTGGACGACATGTTCGTTCAATACGACTTGGTTTATCCATCAGGCCCATCGTTTAACTCTAGAATAGAGCTTCATTCTTCACACGTTAGAATGGAACATGCTACTGTTAAACCTATAAAGGCGTACAATACCGCGAACCTATTTGCTAGTGGTGGATACCCAAGTCAGGCTAGCATGAACCTAGTTGTTGGCGAGAATCCAGAACCCGTATCTGGAATGTTGCCATTGCTAATGAACGTTCCTATCCCCGTTGACGTGAGCGTGCCAAGCGGCTTTACATTAAATGTAAGTGGTGCGTACACAACATTTGCTAGTATGAACTTATATACGCCTAACTTCTCTGGCGTTGGGTTCTTAAATCTACATTGTACCTCTGGTATGATACCAAGTTCTGCCGCCCAATCAATGTTCTTATCGTTGCCAAGTGCAATGGATAGAATATCTTTAGGCGATGACTCTGTAAAAGATAAAGAGCTTACTTATCCGGACGGCTTCTCGTCTGAGTCAGCCGCAAAGCAAGAAGCGAAAAAACTTGGACTTTCAGGATCTCACCGAAATGAGACCACAGGAAAATACTTCCCAGGTGCTGCCTCTGATTGGGATGAAAATTCGGATGGCTATTCAGATGCTTCTAGACTTAGAGGTCCATTTGTACCACTGTTCGTACTTAATTCAGATATCCCTAATTCTGGCTCATTACCTTTATATGGATTCTGGAGTTCTGGAGATGCAATCAGGAAGTCCGTAAATCTCTACCTGCACAACGAGCTTGCACCTAGCAGAGAAGGACCAGCTAGCGGTGACTTGAACATGGTAACCGTTGGTATCAACAAATTCCAAAGCATCATCAGAAGAGCTACCCTTCCTCTGTTCATACATGCACCAAATGTGATCAACGGTGCGTTACCATTAACTATTGGTTATTCAGAACAAGATCCTGTTACATCTACGGGTCAAATGAACCTGTTTACTGCTAACTATCCAGTTGGGGCGAAAGGGGTAGGCTCTGCTTACGGTCTATGGTCTAATGAGAACTTTGGTACTGGTATAGAATTACAAGACAACTATCTTGCTTCTATAAGTGTTTCCAACGAAATTAGAGGTGTAGACCTAATCGCTTATGGTAGCTGTGACGGAAATAGTGACAGTAAAGCTATAGACAAAGCCTTAGAGACAGACGACGTTATTTGGAGAGAAGCGGTATGTAACGACGGCGGTATATTTAGAGCCAAAGACACATACACAAATTCTGGAGCTATCAATTTTGAAGGTGGTTTCGGATACAGTGGTAATTATTATGGTGTAAGAAAGTTCACGCAACTCTTACCAAATATGAATTATGACACCACTGTAACAATTAAAACAGGATCTACAGACCCGATTAAAGTCCCTAGAACATTTGAAGAGTGGGAATATGGGATGTGCGGTCCAAACTGGGACGCTGACGGATGCTGCACAGAAGACTGTGATCAAGATATAGTATTCTCCGGTGTCAAGTTAGTTGCAGATGACTCTAATCTAGTTACTGATCCCGCACTACTTGTAGCGTCTGGTAGAAATATAGATGATAAGTATGGCTATAAAGTTTCTGTCAAAGGAGACTTGATGGCTGTTTCCGCTCCAAACTTAGATCTTCCAGACTACTCTCCTTATGATAGTGCTAATGTAACAGTACCAAATGCAGGAGCGGTATTCCTGTATAGACGCGGTGCAGACACTGCGGGCAAGAAAGCTGGCTGGTCTTATGAAAATATCTTAACACTACCGGACGGTTATCGAAAAGATTACGTCGATCATGTGGTTAATAACTTAATAAAATTTGACGACTTCTCCATATCAGGAAATAAGTGGCAGATAGGTCAAGAGGGCAGGCGATTCGGTGAGTCTCTAGATATGTGCTCTAGTGGTGACAGAGAAACGGTTGTTGTTGGAGCACCTAGAGCTTCTTGGAGCAGAACCTTTACAGATATAACAACTAGCGGCGTACCATGCGGAACGCTAATTGTTGCAGACCTGTTCTCCTACAACCCCTCGGATTATGGTAAGATCGCATCCGCTGCCAAAAAGTTTGATATACTTTGGAAGTACTTCTCGGCACCTTGGTACACTGACTGTAGTATCAAGTGTGTTCCGGAGGAGCAGCAGTTCTACCCAAGGATCGAGATGAAGTCTATAGTACTTCAGGTTATACACTCACACAAGAACAGACGGAATGTTCCAAAAGATACAGACCTCGTTGTACACAAATACATAAACAGATTAGACGATTATGACCTTGTAATTAAAGAGGGGTCTGGAGTACTTAACGGGGTCGGCACCAGACAAGACTTCTTTGCTTCAGGTCAACCGGTTGTGTTCAGCGGCATGGTAAACACTATGAAGGAAGCGTTTACTGAAGCGTTCCCAGGAAATGATAGTAGCCTACTGTACAGCGGTATCCCAGCAATATTTGGAATGTTTAAAGAGCAGACGGGTTCAACGGCAGGTGCTTTGTCTTACAGGGACGACCAAGGCGTTGTTCACTCTTTGTATAGTGAGTTTGAAAAGTTCTACAAGCAGCACTCATACGCTAGCGGTGTCTTTGATCAAACAACAGGATTGAAAGCTAGTGGACACTTGAACACCATAACTGGAAAATCAGAAAACTGGGCTAGCTCGACAGTCTCTATGATATCCGACACATTTGACTCTGGAAGATTATCCACAACGTTTACTGACACCACCCTTAATAGAAACTTTATAACTAGTGGTGTGGGTCAAGAGTGGGGAGATACGCACTCCTTTGATGTCAGACAGTTCCAAGTTCCTCCAGAGTCTGGTGGTAGAGTATACATATTTGAAAAAGAAAGAGACAACTTCAACTGTGTGCAAATTATTACGTCTCCGAACGACACCTCTTCTTTTGGTTCGAGTACGACACTAGACGACTACGATTTCTACTTAGGTTACGGCAAGAAGTTTAACGATAGGTTTGGACACTCCGTAGCAATCAGTAAGAATAGCGAGGTTATTTCTATTGGATCTCCATTCACTACCTCTCCTTGTAGAGTGTACGAAAGGGATGACGCAGCAACTAAGAAGGTTTATGACAATGTTAAATCTTGGATTGATAGAAACAACAAAACAGATGCAGCAGCCAACTACGACGCAATACTAGCTGAGTCTGGCATCAGTAAAGCACAAACATCTGCATACGATCACTTATCGGCATCTGAACGCTTTGCATTTAGAAATGATAAAGATTTCTGGAACACTAAACCGCCCGCCCTTTACAAACTTGTTTACAAATACGATTACTCATCTATATCATATAGAGGTACTAGGCAGTTCCTACCAGGTCACTTTGCACCAACATCTAGATTGGGTTGGAGCACTTCTGTTTCCGACGAAGGTAATATGGTTGCGTTTGGAGCACCTACAGACTCATTCAATCTGTATGAAGATGCAAATGTTTATGCTGAAAACCTAGACTACTGGGCTTCGTTCCAGTATGCTGGTGCTGTAAGAACATTTAAGGCCAGAAAATACTATCCTCATAGCGGAGTGGTTGAGTTTGGTAGATTTGGAAATCTTGACAGAAGTCTTCATCCAGCAGAAAGAGAGGCTGGGAACTACGACGAAATGCAGCTGTTCTTTAATGAGGGTGCGGATGGAACCTCCAACTACGCCAGAAAACACTTTAGAAGAACAGATTTCTCAGAAATAGAAATTCCGCAGGATGCCGGACTCGCATTTATTATTACGCCAGAAATTGATGCTGCCAGCGATGAGATTATAGACAATATCAAGAACTGGCTTGCACTTGGCGACAGAAACCTAGTTCTCGTTGGTAATGACCCAGTATGGGAAGAGAATGGTATCTATAAACCATCAAATGATATTATCAATAAAATATTAGAAAAATTAAAATCTAGGATGCGTATACTTCCCGCGAAGAGTAGAGATCTTTCTTTGCCGGACTGCGTTTCAGAAGAACTAAAGAATGATCAGAAGTATAATATCACCACGTCGTTCAAGCCAGCTCGCTCTACAGACAGAACAGTAAAAACTGGAAACTACTACGCTAAAGGCGTTGGGGACATTCGCATTGACTTGTCTCAGGACAAAAAGCAAGATCACATAGAATACATGCATTGCCCAGAGGGTGGGTTCAAAGACGGAGAGCCGGTTATTTTAAATAGCAAGTGTGAGTTTCCACAAAAACATAGCGGAGACCTACGTGCTGAATGGATCGAAGAGTGTGTCAGAACTCTACCGAATGGTAGCAAAAGAAAAATTCAGTATCCAAACAACTGGGCTTTGCAATTTGGTACGTTTGTACCCGACTGTGATATTCCACCAAAGCCGCTGATAAATAGAAAAACATTTGAACCTATTCCACTATTAACCACTGCGGAGCATTTGCCCGATAGGACGATTAGATACCCCGACACGTCTGGCTTGATTGATGTCAATTGTAGAACCATCACAACAACAAAGACTTATGAAACCAATACTCCGTTTGCTGAATTTGAACCGCCTCATGTAGACCACCTTTCCTTTAACATACGGGAAGATTCCAGCTCTACCTTGTCTGGCAAGTTTAGCGACTTTGATATCGGTAGCTTCAAAGATCCGCAAAGCAAAAATGGCAGAGACGCCATTTTACAAGGCGATGCTGTACAATTTACCCCAGACGTTTCTGAATACAAAACCATAACACTCTACGACAAATCTCCTCTAGCGGTTGTAGAATCGGGCAGAAATATAAACAACAAGTTCAACAACTCAAGAGCTTACTTAATTGCCACTCAATGGTCTGAAGACGACGGCTCTAGGGGTATAGCATACGCCACAGATAATGAAGATAAAAACACAGAGTTTTATATTAACTTGGTAGCTGCTAATTGCAAAGAAGCTCCAGTTGGCGTTCATCTCGGTGGATGGACAGGTAACACCTCCCTTGAAAATGCCTACTATAATGGTGCATCTTTCTCAAGCTCAGACAGTCTTCACAGTTTGGCTGATAAGTTTAGGTCTGAGTTTACACTTGAAGGCGGATCTTTTGAAGAGAATAAAACTTACGAAGATTTCGAGATTATAGACCCCTCGGTAGATTTTGTTTGGATTGCAAATCCCGAAAGCAAACCCTCAGACTTGGATATTAATCGAATTCGGAATTGGATGAATACAGGTGATAAAAAATTAATAGTCACCTATTCTGCCTCTAACCATACAAAGACTCAGAAGTTTGCTCAAAACGTCAACTATATTTGCGATCAATTAAATATTAGCAGTAGACCATTCTTTGTTCCTCAAGAGGGCGAATACTTCATATCTGATGATATTAGCTCGTGGGGACAACAGGAAGATCCTACCGCCCCTAGTGAACAGAGGGTTAATTATCAAAACAAATCTATACAGGGATGTGAAACTGGGTTTGATTTTAGTTTCTCTTACAATGAATCAACTGCGGTTTCTGGGTTGCATTTCTCAAAAGAAACGAAGGATATGTTCGGTGTCCAAGATATGGACCTCGACGGCAGAAGCTTTGTACCAATCTCTGGAGGGGCAAACTATGAGAATATAATCTGGTTCCCAGAACCAATTACTACTAGGGTTCCAGTTAACCCAGACCCGCTATGGAAGATAAAACATGACGCTTCTGTAACGTTCCCAGCTATACCCTATTCTGGCTATAAGTTATTCTTTGAGTGGGTTTCTGAAACCAAGGTTGATAACCTTCCAATCAGTGTTGATATTGAAGGAGCGAGATTTAGTCCTAGACCTTGCCATTACTTCCCACTGTTAGATCAGTGTAAAAATGCTAGCGAATTTGATGACCCACAATTTGGCGACGAGATACAACTTGAGGAAACCAGTGTCGGAGTGCCAGCAAGATTGTCTACCAATGTTATTCCTACGGGCGACACCTTTACCGTTAACTTCAGTATTAATTGGGGTTCTGTGCCTAAACGTTTTGTAATTCCTGATTCAACACCGGCGACCGTTAGACTTTTATCTGTTTCTGGATATCCTTTACCTATAGAATCTGGGATAACAACAAAAGTAAAAACCGTAACCAAAAGCTACACTACTTGTGATCAAGAATATGAGGTCACACCTGGATACGATGTTACAATACCTGGTATTTCTCGTCCCGTTAAACATAAGAGCGAGTTGTACTGCAATCCAGACGTTACTGAGCCGAGCTGCATGGCACTAGGTAATGAGCTAATAGAAGATGGGCCGGTTGTAGCTGCCGAAGAATTTGAAACATTCTCCTCCTTCCCCAACGGTGTTAGAAGGTCTAAAATTATAGTTATATCTGATTCAACGATGATCCAAGGTCAATGCGATCACTACAGGTCTAACGCAACCCTTTCAAACACTAATGCTACATTCATTAGAGGTTTATATCCACCAAGCCCTTATGATAACAACAACCCGCAAGATTTGATTGGTTTTAATCCAGATGAAGAATTAGAAGAGATAAATCTTGATGGAAGAAAGTTTGAATTTTCTCAAAAGCTTAGAGCCGCTGAAAGAGGAAGTGTTGCTAAATATCACGCCGTTAGTGGAGCTTCAGTTCCGAATATGACTGAACCTCTTTATAACGGCCTTGCTGGAAGTGTTGGCTCTCTCGGTAGATTTGTTGATTCAGAAGATGAGATAAATCCATCGACCCTGACTAGGCCAGACGAAATTTTCATGCCAGAAGAAATCAAAAATAAAATTAAAAACTGGGGCAATGATCAGAAATCAGAGTACGGAATCTTTACTAGGTGGAGTGGGGACTTCTTAGATTATGTAACACCTAGTCGTCATTATGGTAATTGGCCCGGCAACCCCCTAGAGGTACCAAAAGATAAAAATGGAGTTCTAAAAGAAAGAAATGTTATCCTTGATGCTGGTATAGAGGGCGGCTTAACAGACCTAATGAAACTCAATAACACAGATTATCTAGATTTAGATATTTATGAGTCTGGATGCTTGGGTGATTTGTTTGGCTATTCTGTTGACCTGTCGGAAGGCAAGTTAGTTGTGGGCACTCCTTTCAATGCGTTCCATGCAGAGGGTGCTATTAGTGGCGTTAGCGGTATTGTGCAATGGCACGAGATTCAAAATGATGACAGCTTGTCAGGCATCAAAGTCGCTGAAGATGGCGGTGCTGGTGCAGCGTTCTACTTTGAACAAACCGGAAGCGGACAAGACTTACTTCAAGAGCTTTTACCTTGGGAGTTCGTATCTAAGATTAAACCTAGCAGCTTGAATGTGGGAATTTATGATTTCTCTAACGGTGCGATTAGTGCATTAGGTGAATTACGGGGAGATCACAATCTAGATGACCCTAACTTCATAACACGACATGCTAGAAAATCAGATAACTTTGGTGTTTCTGTAGCTATTGATTCGGACATGATTGCGGTTGGTGCCCCTAATCATGACTTTGAAACCTTACACCATCACATATACAGCGGCTCTATAGTATCAAACGACCTGAATACAGCCTTCCTAAGAAAGAGTTTTAATTCTGAGTTTGATATTCCAAAACACTCATTCTATGATTTAGGTGGATCTGGCATACGGGTAGATAAGTTTAGCGAAAATAGCGGAACTATGATACTTAATAACGGGGCAGTGTTTAACTATAGACACGAAATGACAGACTTCCAAAAACGTAAAAAATCTTGGATTTTTGCTGAAAAAATCAACGCTCAGGGCTATAATGATAGGAGAAGTACGCGATATGTCGATGTGCTTGGAACTCCAGTCGTAAGTGTTAGCGGTGCGGAGAATGATAGGTTTGGATGGTCTGTTTCTATTGATCGTGCAAAGAGGGGTGACAGTGACTACACCTTAGTTGCTGGTGCTCCATATCATGATTGGCCTGTTAGTGGTCACCACCCAACGAGTGGATTAGATAATGCGGGCAGTGCCTATACCTTCGACGCAATGTTAAGAGAGCAGTTACCAACTATCCCTAATAGTGGGGGGTGGTTAGAAGTTGATGTATTTGCTCACGACGTAGATTCTAGTGACTCTATGAAAATAAGAGTCTACCAGAATACACAAGGTGAACCAAAAACTTACACCAAACAAGGAATAGTCACATCCAATGATAACGGGGATATTTTCTTAGAGGGGTCTGGATTTGATCCATCTGCTAAGGGGTTTATAGCACATCGTCCTTATGTCGAGTCTGTCAAGTTTAGTTTAGCTTCAGGAGACCCAGCGAAGGCTGGAATGACGCTAACAACTATTGGAAAGCCAGACAGTGCGTCGGGCAGTTTAGACCTTTCTATCAAAGGTCCAGACAGCTCATATGTGTATAATAATATGAACTTATATCAGTTTGGGGTTAGTGGATCTACGAGTGGTAGTATGAATATGTACCTAGAAGTTGCTTCTGGGGCCAACAGTGGGATATTAAATTTAAACGTTACAAGCACTCAAACAACCGGTAACCTAGACTTAAGAATTAGAGGTTTCTAATGCCAATTAGAGTAAGATATCAGAACGATCCAAATCAAGAGTGTACGATTAGACCAACACCCTTTATACAAATTTCTTCTGAAGTTCTCAAGAACAAAGAGGGAAGCTTTGGTGTTACTTACAATATTACACTAACTGGAACCCTACTTCCGGACGAAGGTACGCCTTACGCCCTAGATCCTGCTACGAATAACCCAGTTGAGTTTTTTCCTGGGCAAACTCCCCCAGAATTTATAGGCCCATACAACTTATTTGACAAAGTGCCGCTGTCCCAGCGTTCAAGACCTCCTAGACAGAAAGTAACCAAATCGGCCTCTGCGATTCTAAGCAAACAGAGGGCTTTAAAAGCACTGTTCGCCAAAGATGGTCAACGTGTAGAAGTTACCGATATTTTTGATAATGCTGGAGCAACCGTTGTTTGTAACCCACGAGTTGTCAGTGTTGACTTTACGGAAGGTGCCTATGTAACCAAGTGTGAGTACACAATCGTTTTGCAAGCAGATGTTCTTTATAGGCAAAATGGTCATGTCGATTTAGACGCTCAGTTAGCAGCTAGTGGTGTACAAGCTGGAGCCAAAGTAAAAGACGAACTATCTCTTATAAATTTCGTTGACGACGAAGCTGCTGGAGGTGGTGCTACATTTATAGAAAGTTATGACGAAAACTGGGGTTTAGAGGTTGATGACTCAGTATCAGAAAGTTTTGCCTTACCAAGAACTTATAGAATATCACACAGCCTAAACGCTACAGGTAAAACCTTTTACAACGAAGATGGTTCTCTCGGCAAAGAGGCTTGGGAGCAAGCTAGAGATTTTTGCTTACGCAGAATTACTGACAGACCTAGTGGTAACTACCCAAACGTGGCAGGCTTAATTGGAAGTGGCACCGTAAACTTGGTAGATACCTACCGAGGTTATAATCATACCAGAACCGAGCAAATAAATCAAACGGCTGGTAGCTATAGCGTTACTGAAAACTGGTTATTGGCAAGCGGTATTAGTCACGAAAACTATAGTATGAGTGTTTCTTCGTCAAATACAGATCCGTTTGTATCGGTTTCTATAGATGGCGTAGTTAAAGGTCTTAATGAAATAAACCCCAGCGGTTATGGCTCAAGCACAAGTATTGCCAATAGTGGTGCCTACAAAAACGCACTACTTAAATACAATCAAATATCTAATAGTGGTAGGTTTGGACTATCTAGCGATCTTTACAAACGTGCTAACAATACCGTGGCGGTCGCACTAAATTCTCAACCAACCTCGGTGTCACTAGGAACTAATGAGTTTACAGGAGAAATTAGTTACAGTTTAGCTTTTAATAACCGACCAACTAACATTGTCTCTGGTGTGATAGCGGAAAGTATTCAAGTAAACGACACTTACCCCGGAGACGTATTTGCCGTAATACCTGTTTTAGGCAGAGCAACCGGACCGGTGTTGCAGTACATAGGGGGAAGAACAGAATACAAGAGAGATGTCTCCATAAATTTAACTATGGACTACACTAAGGTTCCCTATGGCTCAGGTAGAAACACGCTACTTCTTAAGAAGCCAAGCTTAGTCGAACCCACAGCGACACAGATAGCAGATTTACTTAAAGAGTTAAGCCCGCAGGGTGAGTTTGGGGTTAGGAAATACTTTATTTCACCACCCTCCGAAAGCTGGAGTCCCAAAGAGGGAACCTATTCCTTCAATGTGTCTTTTACCTATGAGTTGGATAAATAGACATGCCGCACACTTGGAATGATTTTTATGAAGGTCAAGATCCGCCACTGGGACCACAGCTACCACTCACTAGTGGTCAGCAGCAGCCTGTTGGTTCTGGCGTTTTACCTTCTGGCGAATCTAATTTTCAAGACGTTAGACAAGACAGAAGTCTAAACCCTAACTTTAATGGTGGCGGTAGCGGTATAAATTTTCCTTGGCCCTATCCAAATGAAAACACTGAAGATAAACTCAAATATACTACGGGCGAGGTTCCGGAACAATTAGCAGATAAATTTACAAAGGATTGGTGGGAAGCTAGCGGTGTTTTCAAAACGTATCCCGCCGATATTGATGTTGTATCTAAAAGGGTTGATAAAAGACCTCGTACTGACCAATCGGGTTCGGGAATTTTTCATCCTAAAAAACTCCTCGTCAATTTTTCCAACTCTAGCGGCGTCAAACAGAGACAGGTTGACGACTTTAGAATATTTAATAACTACATACATTTTCACAGGACAGAAACGGACGTTAGACCACAAACCGTGGTGGACCCAATTACCGGCGAAGTGACAGTGAGAGTTATACCTTTAGGCGACGAAATAAGAATAGTCGATATACTCTCTTCAGGTTTAATTCACTTTGAATCTCAACTCAAACAGTTTGAAGATTTTAACAATACTTATGATCAAGATACCTCTTCACTAGAGGACGGAGAAGGAGACGATGGGTAATTTAGAGAACCATAAGTATAGCACAATACCTACTACTGGTGCTATCACGCCCACCACAGATTGGCCAAAAAACCATGTGTTACCACAAGGGAAAAATGGCTCATTATCTACAGGTGGCTGGACGGATAATGCACAAGGCTTTATACAGCAGACGTTCTTAGGTGCATCAATAACTGACTTCAATATTAATGCTGGTTTTGGAGACACTAGCTCTACCCTTTCCGTAAAACTAGTAAATGATGAATTTAATTTATCTGATGGTACTGCCGCAGGTTTTGGCGATGACCCATATCATAGCGGTGCTTGGCTAGAAGCAAACAACAATGCACTTGTCGGTAAGGGCGGGGACATGTTTGCACCACCCATTCCCGGTAGTCCAGTTTTCTTTAAATTTGGTAAGAATCCCGCCAGTGTTGAGCAAGCGTTCAGGAAAACTTTTGATGATCTATATGGAATTAGAACCCTTCCAAAAGAAAGCGGTTTTCCGGTTAGATCTTACAAAGAACCACTCGATTTAGCTGAAGAGAATCTAAAACCCTATGAATTTGTTGACCTGCAAAACAAGGTTATAATTGATAAGTCTAGATTATGGAGGTATGATGACTCCTTCGAGACTTACGATAGAGGTAGAAATCACTTTAACTTTGGTGGAATTTTACAAAGCTACACGCAAAACAAAAGTAGTGCGGGTGCCCCGATCTATAGTGTAAATGTGAGTGACCCAAGAGAGATCCTCTCAAACGCAGTGATGTTATTTAATAACTATCAAGGGTCAACATTTAATAATAAAAATCTGTTTAATATATACGGTTTTCTAGAATATGACCCCTCAAGTAAACTTCTTCAGGATTTAAACGGTAGAGCACTAGGCAAGGGAATAGTTGCAAAAAGCACTTCAGGGGTTTTAGGAGAAACTCTATATAGAGGCGAAAGAGATTTGACCATCGGGATTGATGACCCCGGCTTTGGTCTTCAGCCGGACGTTGACGTGATGGTGGTCACTGAGTATCTCCCAGATACCAACGGAATTGTTTCAAAAGAACTTAAAAAAATTACTGTAAACCTAAAAGACGAGTATAATTTTCCTAAAGTCGATTTTGGGAATTACATTCCTGGTCTAGACAGTCTTCCAGAGTTTTTTCCTGTAACCGGCCAAGGGTTTTCTCGCCGCAGTGATAGGGGTATACCGTTCTACAGAGTTAAGCAGGCTATAACTGCGTTGTTTGAATACAACGGGGACTTACCGGAAGAATATGTAGAAGCCGGATTTGGTGGTGTTATCAACTTTAGGGGCTTCAATTATGTTGTAGATTTTAGTGGTATACCAGTAGAAAGAATACCACTTTTATATTACATGGACTTTGACCAACTAGACATGCTGAGTTTTGCCCAAGAGCTTTGCGATATAATTAGTCATGAATTGTACGTTACACTGTTACCAGTTATAGACCACCCCGCCTCCCAAATATTATATGAAAGAAATCTGTCCTTCGCTAAATCAGGACAACCAGAGAAAATGGTTGCTGGCATCATTAGGATTGATGCGATTGACAAGACACAGCAACCTAGATACGGTGCTATTAAATCATATATAGACCAGTTAGACGCCAGAGGTATTTCTGTAGAAAACCAAGATGTCGGATTTGAGTTATCTAACGTCACTACAGACAAGTTTGTGGTTGGCGGTCAAAAGGTTGATATGTACTTGTTTAACAATAATAAAGACAGGGATGACCTAGCACAACGAAGACTTGAGGCTGGAATTGATCAGACTGAAGTAGAAAGGTTAAGAAAAGACCAGTGGCACATCTCCACTCAGCTTTGCCAACAGTTTTTACCTTTCTATGGCTTTATAGGTAAAGACAAAGCACTCTCAATACCAAAAGGTTTTGGACCTTATCAACAAATTGTTCTTGATACTGATGGCTTAGATGCGTTTGGGGTTGGAAAATATTATATTACCACAGAAATGGAGCTTAGAGCGGCACTAGTTTCATTTGACAGATGGAAAGAGTTTCTTTTATCTTACAACGAAACCTACGTACAGGATGTTTCTCAGTATGGTGCTACTTATGCTGCTCTGGGTGGACAAGGTGGAAACGACGATATAAACAAAGCACTTCAGAATTGGAGAGAGCTTCTTGGCGTTCAGCCGGGCGATCCCCTAGACTTGGCAACGGCAGGTTTTGCAGAAAGAAAGTTTGCTGTTTCTGTACCACGCTCCGTTTGGAATAATCCAGATAAACCGTACATGGGTAAAGATAACCTTCCAGCAAGCCCTTGTGATCCACCTTTTGGTTATCCCCTTTACTATAAAAGAGCACAAAAAATTGGAATCCCTGAAGCCGGTGTTGTTGAAATTCAAAATGCCGTCACCAAGGTTGTTACCGACGTGGAAAATTTATCTAATGCCTCCAACGAACTTGGTAATTATGTTAGCCAACAAAAAGATGAAGCCTCGGCACGGATAGAGTTTTTCAAAAAGAAGCTATCTAGGTTTGTTAACAACTGGAAGCGTGGAAATCCTGTTTTAGCAGATACTGACCAATACACGCAAAACCCTGAGTATAAAAGTCTTAAAAAATCTATAGACGATGCGAAAAAGTTTTATAATGACTATAAGACCCGCATAAATAGCCTTGATAAAAAGGCTAAAAAAAGAATAGCTGCAACTAGAAACGCTCTAGGCGTAACAGATAAAAATGGCAAACCTAAAGACACACCTTTAAGTAGAATGATAGCCAACCTACCGTCTACTGCCAAGTTCCACCTCAAAAACGCACAAAAGGTCTACAACTTCATTAAGAAGGTTGCTGAAGAAAACTTAGGCAAAAAATATCTTGTTAAAATTCCCAAGGTTTGTAACGCTAGATACCAGAATGACGTTGTAATGTACAACGAGCCTACCGTTAACATAGCGGCTGGGCCATTTGGATTTAGACCAGAACCCATCAATTCCGGCACGACGTTTGTCAACACCGCTGGCTTTCAGCAGCAAATCAACCAGTATTCTCATAGATTCGGTCCAAACCAGCCCTTTGAGCACTACCTAGACTACAAGATCGACACTGCGTCTGGAGTGTGGATGGGCAAGACAAATTCTGCTGGAGTATCTGCTTGGGGTGGTACAAGTTATAATGACAACTACTCTTTTGGTGCCTTAAAATGTAACTTTAATCCATTTTCAGAAAACTGGGAATACAACTACAAACCAGAACCTCAAGGTGGATTTTTTGACTTTTCTTTGTTTGGTCCTACTTTGTTATCAAAAGCTAAGGTTAGTCATGGGGATGCCAACTCTTTACAGGGTGATGCGATAGATCCCAACACTCTACCGTTAGGGGCTAGACAGGGACTGTTCCCAGTTGACACTATGGCCATCATAGAAGATAGTAATAGAATAAAGTGCTTCGCAAAGTATGATAACAGCCACTTCTTAGACTTCGCTGGAGTTTCTCCTGATGATCTCACGCAGCAATCCATTGACAAGGCGGGTAATATTGTTCCAGACATTATGCAATCCCTACCCAATACTAATCCGGATAAGAGATTAGCGTTTGATACAATAGCTGCCCAAGAAGATGCAAATAGCTTACTAGATAGACAAAGACCCTCTATAGCTTTCGTCAAGTGCGATCTAGACGAAGATTTCTATATGCCTCCTAAATTTAAAATGCAAGAAGTTGACGTTTATGGAAATGATTATGTGATGTCTATTTCGGAACCAGCATTTGATATTGTGGAAACTAAAGACGACAACGGTTGCCCAGCTCATGAGTTTCAAGTTAGAAGAGCCACGCCAATTTTTCAAGTTGCTGATAGCGGCGGTTTAGACGGTCAAAAATATACAGATGTGTTCTACAACTCAACGCTCCCTTCCGGAGGAGAAATAATATCTAATAAGCAGGATTTAGACCCTAACCATGTCTATGCTTTGATAACAGTACCGGGTAGAATAAAGTCCACGATAGATCAGCGGTGGGCCTCTGGACCGATGAAGGCGTTTAACACCGTACAGATAGAGAATATCTTGACGGCAGATGTTACTAGACACGAGGCGTTTATAAGACCGGCTTTTCCCGAGTTGGAAGACAAAGTTATTGCCTGTCAGTCTCGTGAAGACCAATGGGGGTCAACTGGCTTTGCTACGATAACGCAGGCTTTAGCATCGGGTGCGGCTAAAGGATTCATCGGTGCCCATCAATCAAAAAGAAATGAGCGTGCTCCATTTGACCCAGAACTTGGAAACTGGTTCCCCGGTCAGCCAGAAGACTACGTTGAACTTTCTTTTACACAATTAAATCAAGCACAGCAAGCTCAAAGAGACGTGATGAAAGGCGTTGCCCTCAATAGTCCAGAAGGCAATCTTTCATTTATCCAGCCGTCCCCAATTTATCCAAGCATGGTTGCCCTCCCCCTAATGTCGATGGAAAGGTGCTATGGACCTTGGTTGTCTGCGGCTGCCTTAAATCCGTTTAATCCTAGACAGAGATATACAGACGTAGGAGGCAAAATTGAGTTTATCAAGGACGAGAATCTCACCCCTTGGAACTATGCAGGATATCAATTACTAAACGAAGCTGGAAGATTACAAGCAGACTTTTCTAATAGTTTACTTCTTGTTAGTGAGCGTGGAGGTTTTGTTTATCCAGATGCACCAACAGGTATAGCGATAGCTACAGCCCTGCAAAATGAAGGACCATTAATTACTTCAATAGGTGTTAGCGTTGGGGCCGGTGGTATTAAAACAACTGTTAAGCTTGACCTATATACTGCACAATATGGAAAACTACAAAAACAAAAAGAAGGAGCTATTTCACAGATAGCAAGGGAAAGACAAAAGGTTATTGACCAAAACAATAGTGCCATAAGAAGAGGTTTAGGAAAACGTAATGGCAATAAAGATCTCGTTGGTTCATTATTAGCGACCGGCGGCAGTGCAATCAAGAAACTAGCCTCAGACAATGCAGACTTCTTCTCTGATTTTGAGATGGGTAAGAAACCAACGATGAATATTGTTGTTGATGAAGTCAGTGCTGCGGTATTGTCGGACGAAGAATTGAGAGGTAGACTTTCTGCAATTCCAGAGGAGCTTGATATGGCTGCAAAATTAAATGAAAATGCTGTAGGAAGTTTTTCAGACTTTGTAATTGGCGTGGGTGGAGATCACGATGATCCAGATATGGCTAGCCCAGAGTATAACCATTTCCCCGCAATCAATGAAATGCTCAATCCAGATTCGGAACACTTAAGTAGTTAGGAGAGGAATATGACTAGTCCATTTACAACACCAAATATCAAATCGCCAGAGCGTGATTTTCATATTATAAAAACTGATCACCCGTATATGCGTGCTATAGGTTTAGGCGTATTTACAACTGGGGATTTCATCGCTTGGATGAACCAAAGAAAACCTGACAATCCAGGTGTTTATAAAAATAGACACCTTATTCGCGGCTTAGTTGATGACGATGGTAATGCTATTGCAAACCCATTTGACGTTGTGCTTGGGGTAGATAACGAGGATGATACTGACGATGAAGGCAACAAAGCTTGGGGGTCTTGGCTTGGCTGGAGGCGAGATAGAGGTACTGGCCGCTACGAAAAACAATATGTTGATAGTTGGAACTGGTCGTTTGAAGGAGCAGACATAACTTACACCGATGCAGACTTATTCTACTGGCCACATTGGAGCTTAAATGGACTAGTCTCTGATGGCGTTGAAATAGTAAGTCAGACAGACACTAGTATCGTTCTTCATATTGATGACGTTGCTGACTCAAACAATGTTTTAACACAAGTAGAAGAATTAAAAACCCCAAGTAAAATAGTAAACATCATACAGTTAAACAGATTTATAAATGACTTTAAACTGGAACTCCCCAAGTCCGACTGGAAAAAAACAAATTTTGATCACTTAAAAATATTAGCAACAGATAAATACATTACGGACATAAAGGGAAGTAAGTTTGGTTATGTTGACTTTTACGCCGATATTACGTTTGTTTTTGATTTAGCGGAAGGCGGCATACAGTGCGACAAAACAGACAGAGTGAACTTTAGATTATATCTCTACGATGATGC